TACCGGATCGCTCAGCTGATCCTCGAGAAGTACGAGAAGGTTGACGTGGTAGAGGTTCCCAGTGAGTGCACGGGGCTCGTCGACATGTCGACCGGCCGTGGTGCGGCCGGCTTCGGTTCCACTGGTTTTTAAATTCACTAATACCAGATGAAGCAGACACCAGAAAATTTCATAAAATTTATCATTTACGGGGTCCTGGCGGTTCTTGCCACATTCATCCTCACGGGTGATTTTATGCAGACCCAACTCATAAATGCACCAAAAAACAACCCCATCATAAAATTCCTGGCCCGCGACATATCTGACGAAGGCAGACAGTTCGGCCCTAGAATTTTTACGCTCTGGAACATTTCACACATTCTTTATTTTGGGCTAGGCGCCTTTTTGTTCCCCGATTATGTCGTCCAGTTGTGGTTCCTAGGCGTGCTCTGGGAGGTCGTCGAGCACTTTACTAATCACATGGCGAACCCCCTAGACATCATGTGGAACACCATTGGCATTTTCATAGGCCTGTACCTGCATAGAGAATTAAAGCGCTAAATAAGAAAGGAATGACAACTTTCCAGGCTGTTGCTTGGGAGGGGTCAGACCACGAAGATGGTAAATTCATCATTAGAATTTACGGACGGCAAGCAGATGGCAAGTCAGTTGCTCTCGGCACCACTTTTCGTCCGTACTTTTATGTCAAGCTACGAGTGCAGCATAGCTTTGCTGATTTCTCTGCACTAATTCGAAAGAGATTTCAACCTACCGAAATCGCTGAGGTTCGAGCCAAGGACCTGTGGGGGTTCCAGAACAATCTCCTTTCGCGATTTGCTCGGATCGAGTTCGACACCATGAGGCAAATGCGCTTCTGTGCGTACGGACTTCGCAAGTCTGACACTGAATTCGGCAAGCTCAAATTGTACGAAACGAACATCGACCCTGTTCTCCGGTTTATGCATGTGACGGGAATTCGTTCGACCGGCTGGCTGACGTGTGACGTGACCGAGCCTGATTACGACACAACATGTGACATTAATCTATGGACCCCGGAACACACAAATATCAAGCCGGTTGATCGAGATGACGCGGCGCCACTGAAGATAATGTCATTTGATATTGAGTGCTACTCAAAGTCTGGGAGTTTTCCAGACCCTATGAAAACCGAGGACTGTGTTTTCCAGATTGGCATGACGACGCGCAATTTTGGGTCGGACGCCCCTATGGAGCGCAAGTGTCTGTGCCTCAAGAATACTGCCGGCCCGGATACCGAGAGTTTTGCGACCGAGAAGAAGCTGCTTCAGGCTTTTGAAAAGTATCTGATCAAGACTGATCCAGACATTATAACCGGTTGGAACATCTTCGGGTTCGATCTTGAGTTTTTGCAGGTCCGTGCCGTCAAGAACGGTCTTGCGCCGACGTGGGGGCGGTTCAAAGATAGCCCGATCGAGCTGGTCACAAAGAACCTTTCGAGTTCGGCTCTCGGAAATAACATGCTCAAGATGGTTCCTATGCGTGGCCGGTACGTTTTTGACCTCTTCCAGGACGTGAAGCGTGAGCACAAGCTCGAGAGCTATTCTCTGAACAACGTTTCGAAGCATTTCCTCAACGATCAGAAAAATGACATGCCGGTCAAGGAGATCTTTTCGAGGTTTGTGGAGGGTGACGCGGCTCGGCTCGGTGAGGTGGCCGAGTACTGCCTGAAGGATACGGAGCTGCCACACAAGCTACTCGACAAGCTCTGTCAGATCCAGAACCTCGTGGAGATGGCCAAGGCGTGTTGGGTCCCGTTAGCTTTCTTGAGTGAGCGCGGGCAGCAAATCAAGGTGTTTAGTCAGATGGCTTACAAGGCGCGCGAGCTGAATTTCATCATTCCGACCTTCGAAAGAGGACCTACACTTGATGATGACAAGTATCAGGGTGCGACGGTTTTGGAGGCGCAGACGGGCGCGTACTATTCACCGATCACAGCACTCGACTTTGCAAGCCTGTATCCGAGTATCATGTGTGCCCATAACTTGTGTTACTCGACGCTCGTGATGGACCCGCGGTTCGACAATATTCCGGGGGTCACGTACGAAGAGTACGTCTTCAAAAATCCTGATGGTAGTGTGAAACAAGTTTGTAGGTTTGCCCAGAATGTGCCGAGCCTATTGCCTGTTATTTTGACCGACCTGAAGGCTTACCGCAAAAAGGCGAAGAAGCTGATGGCCCAGGCGGAAGGGACGCCTATGGAGGCGATTTATAACGGTCAGCAGCTGGCTTATAAAATTAGTATGAACAGTATTTATGGGTTTACTGGCGCGTCTAAAGGCATGCTTCCCCTGGTCGCAATCGCATCAACCGTTACTATGCGAGGTCGACAGATGATTGACGAGACCAAGACCTATGTCGAGGAGAACTTCCCAGGTGCCAAAGTCCGGTACGGAGATACTGACAGTGTGATGGTCGAGTTTGACGTCCAGGGGCGGAAAGGTCAGGATGCGATCGACTACTCGTGGCAACTGGGAGAGCAGGCTGCCGAGCAGTGCACGAAGCTTTTCAAGGCTCCGAACGATCTAGAGCTCGAGAAGGTTTACTGTCCGTACTTTTTGTACTCGAAGAAGCGATATGCAGCCAAAATGTATGAGAAAAACAAGAGGGGGGAGATTGCATTCAAAAAGATTGATGTGAAGGGTCTACAGGTTGTGCGGCGTGACAGCTGTCCTTACGTACGTGAAACGCTTAAACATCTGCTGAATATGGTGCTCGAAAGTGACGATCCTAAACCTGCTGTAAATTTTGCAAAACAAAGTGCAAAAGACCTGAAAGGTGGTCTTGTGCCCGTTGAGAAGTTGCTACTGTCTAAGCAGCTCGCGTCTGATTACAAAGTGCGAATGCCTCACGTAGAGGTGCGTGATAAAATTCGTGCGCGAGCCCCGGGGTCAGAGCCGCAGCAGGGTGACCGTGTCCAATTTGTGATTATCGAGGGGCGTGGACGAATGTTTGAGAAGGCGGAGGATCCAGCGTGGGTCAAAACAAATGGTCTGAAAATAGACTACGAGTACTATTTTGACCACCAGCTCAAGAAGCCCGTGTGCGACTTGCTCGAACCTCTGGTAGGGGCCAACCCAGAAAAGGTTATATTTGCACCCAAGGTGAAGACCATGACGGACTTTTTCAGTTTAAGACCAGCGCCTAAAATAGAGTAAGATGGAAACGCAGATCCTCGCACTGATCGAGGAGGAGGTGAAGCGGCGTGTAGCCATTCGCCTTTCAAAAGCGCTCGAGGTTATTTCGGATCTGTACTCGGTACCGCTAGCACGTCTGATCAAGGACACAGCGCACGTGGACGCTTCGTTTTGTCAGGGCGTAAATAAGAGTGGAAAGCGATGTCTAAAGGAACCTCACGCGAATGGATTTTGTAAATTTCACACATCCCAGGCACCTGTTATCAAGGTCCCAGCCGCTCCAGCCTCACCTCAACAAATCGAATGGGCTAAAACATTTGAAAATAAAAACCGCTTAAACATGTAGAGCACAAAAACCTCAATGAGCAAGTCGGACGTCCTTCTTGAAAGCCTGACCCGTTTCTTTTCAGAGGACAAGTATTCAGAACAGCTCAAAGATATCCTTTCTCACAGGAAGGGCATTTCTTTGCGTAATTTGGAATGGTTTGTAACGAACTATGCAAAGAATAGGCACGTGACGTATACCGCGCCTAATGGAAAATTTTTCACGGTCCATGTAGCATACAAGTCCAGCCTCGATGGCTACTCGAAGAAACTCTTCGACCCCTTTTGTCGTACTGAGCGCATTTCGTTTATGGGTCTGACGACTACCGTAGCCCAATTGAATTTCATCCGGTGGTGTATAACGAACGGAATTATCGAGTACCTGATTACACAAAAGGAAGCCGTGCAAACCCTGCCTGAAATTCCAGAATACTGTACCCATAATAAAACACGTACAGATTGTATCCCTGCGTAATTTCACTAGCATATTGCTGCGAAAACTGTAAAGCGAGCCGCGTTGTCTGTGAGTTTAATTTAGTAAAATTCACATACCCCCCCTGATTGTACTCTTTTGGATTGATCCCAAATGAGTACATGTAGATACTCTTGGACGGAATGGACATACCGTGTTCCATAGGCTGTTTGAATGAATAATAAAGGGACCCTTGGAAAGTGCTCAGAATGTCAACGTTATTCAATGTAATTTTGGCATTATCAATGACGTCGATGTAATTCACTAGACCTGATACGAAATTCAGTGGCACTGCAGCCCGAATATAGTTTGTCGTATATCCGTAGTTGTACCGTGCATCATAGTACCGACCGTCTTTAATTCCCTCATACGTCTTGTTCCTAATGAACCATGTGATCATCTGAACTGGGAAACTTGCGGTCATTTGAATTTGGGGATTGGTAGATGTGAAAGACAGGGTGGACTCCTTCCGCACTCTGTTAACTATGTACCGTAAAGGGGTGGATTTATAAAACAGGCGCTCTTCATCAGTCAATTTGATTTCCTCAAATATGAGCGAAGGATTAATGATGTCTTGGGCAGGCAAGTCATCCGTGATCCAGACCCACGGGTTAAATTGAATTTTTATGTACATCTTCTGGTTCCACATGGCACACATTGGGAAATATGGCCGTCTGATCCGTTCATGATCTTTATTGGCGTGAGAATACCTGCGACAGAAGAAGAATTCCAAAGGGACTATGACATCAGTAGTCGATGTCGAATTGATATTTGAATTGAGACCTCCATTCGCCGCACCAAACATGGCAATCTGCTCGTCCGCGTCCAGGAACACCTGATCATGGATATAGAACCAGTCGTCGTACATGGTTTCTACCACCGTGTCGTTAATAATGAAATCAACCTGTTTTAATATGGCCCGACCCACCTGATTTGTGTACGCATTTGAAGTGGACGTCAACCCTGGCAATGTGCATTTAAAATACATATTTGAAAGGAGATCTCCGAGCTCTTGCGGGCGGAACTCGAGTGTGATTGTCTGTCCAAGGAATGAATTGCCTGAAATTGGCGAATTTCTCTGGTACATGACGAAATTTGAATGTTGTGGGAAATACGTGTTCCAATCTGTATCATCCTTTCCGTTAACGTACTTTTCTTGAGGGCCAAGTGCGTACAACGACATTGTGGTTGCTGAATTGTACCCTGTTTTGGTGATTTCTTTGTACTCTTCCTGAAAGTTTGGGAGGTCCTTCACGTCCCCGAGGTCGCGGAGGGGCGCGGGGTTTCCTCCTATGATATTCTGACTGACC